TGCAAATGGAGCAACAGCAGCAACAGCAGATGCAACCAGAATATGAACAAGACCAACAACAGCAATTAATAGAACAAGAGCCAGCCGAGTTAAGTCTCATAGACAGTTTTATGGCTGAAATGAAATCGATAATTATGGTCGGCGTTATATGTTTTGTGATAAGTTTACCGCAAATGACAACCCTATTATCAAAATTATTACCAAACAAAGCCATTATTTTAAATAATTTAGAATATGTATTAGTTCTTGTTAAAGGTCTACTTGGGGCACTATTCTATTTTTTATCACAGCGATTGGGATAATTTAGATATTATATATTGTAATATTATAATATAATGTATTCTAAATATAACATCTTCGCAATTTATTTATTAATTTCAATATATTTAATAATGAATTTGGTATACAAAAAATTATTAAATATATTAATATTCCTGATATCGTTTATAGTAGCCGATAAGTGTCTTAATAATAAATATACCGCTCTCATTATAGCATACGCATTGAGTATCAGTTATGGGATTATTAAGAATTTTCATTTATTAGAGAATTTCGCCATTAAAGATAATAATAATATTCAGGAGGAAAACTTAAAAGATGACCCGGTTTATAAAAAAATGAATACTAATACTGATATGGTCATTAAATTAAACGCACCAACACATAGTATTATATCGGAACATCTGTTAAAAAAATTCATAGATAAATGTAAAAAGGAAGATAACTCGGTAATTTATACACGTAAAGTCAAAATCATCGATTTGCGTCCTACTATTAATGAATTAAGTAATGGTAAAATAAAAAAAATGTTAGAAAATAAAATGGTGTTAGGTAAAACAATTGTAATCTCCAACGATAATTATATCATTGATGGTCATCATCGATGGTATGCCAATAAATCTAAAATAGTTGGCCGTAAAGAGGATGATGATGAAAGTGCTTTTATTAAAGCAACCATTATAAATATGCCTGTAGAACAATTATTACGCAAAATAAAAGTGTTTAAACAAGACCATAACGAAAGCAATATGGGGCGCTTCAATGTTGATCATACTAAAATACAAAATGCTAAATCATCCATCAAACTAATACAGGATAATATTAACATATTAGATACATATATACAAGATTTAAATGGAATAAATTTGGTATAATATCAGTGTGTATATTTATTTATAATTATATAATATACTCAATAATGATCGATAATAACTTGGTAATTATATTAACCGGTGTACTCATTTTTGTTAGTTATCTATACATGAAAGAAAAATATGATAATCTTTATGAACGCATTAATAACCTTCATAAAGAAAATAATATTATAAAAAACAAAATATCACAAACTCCCGAGGATGTGAATATGGTTAAGAATAATGAACAAATTATAACACAATTAAAGCAAATTGCCGACGACCATTCACAACACCGCGACCGCCAAGCTTTATCGGACCCTTTATACCCACCCCTTAAACGGAATTACCATTTTTCAGACCCACACATAAATCGCATGCCTATTAATATTGAAACACGAGAAAGTGGTGGTGATTACCAACAAATTGGTATGTTAAATAAAACGACGAATGTTAATGCCGATCTTGCATCACCTGGATCAAATACCGATTCCTATATATTACCCTTATTTGGAAAACCAATCTATAAAGGTTCGTCCAATTGGTTATATTACACCACATCTAATGGTGGTATTAAAGTTCCATTAACCGTTAATAATAAGGATTGCACCGATGATAATGGTTGTAAGGAAATAAATAATGGCGAAACAATTGATATTACGGAATTTAATGGTTCTTTCAATGTAAAAATGTATCAATTCGATAAACCCCGTTATATACCCCATATTTTATAATGTAAATAATATCTATAATAATATTAAATATTAAATGATAAACTCGTATTTTATGTATGTAATAGTTATATTAATCGTTTTTTTTGTTGGCATAGTTATTACCAGAAAAAAAGAAAATTTCAATAATAATCGTTCGGGTTTTGAGGATACTCGTATCAAAGATACATTATTAATCAAAAAAACAAATAGTTATAATCTAATATATAAAACCAACAATTTTCAGGTCTGGGAAGCGGAACCTATTGATAACTATTTCCCAATAGGCCAACGTATCACTACAAATGGAAAGGCTCCCACCAATGATGATACCTTAATTAACAGCGATATGATTAAAGCGCGCCCTACAGATTTCATCTTGATTAGTTTAACCGATGATGGTTATGGTGTATGGCGTCCAGTATGTCATTCTGATTATGGTTGTCTGACTGATATTATTAGCAAACAAAAGCCCTCTAAAAATAGACTAAAAATTGTCCCAAAGAAATATCTGAAACAAACCACGATTTCCAGTATTAATAGTAATTATGAGAGCGATACCACGAAAGGATTTAATTTATGGGATGTTCATAATAGTCCATATTTTTATGGTAGCGACCTAACCAATACTAAAAATAATAAAGGTGAAATTTTTATATTAAATAAATCCACATTGGGTGTCGCTGGCAATATTTTAGTAAGAAACACAAGTAAATTCAAAAAATTATATGCGAACACCACCAAAAATTATTCAATATGGAGACCCATACCTGCTAAAAATTATAGAATAGTTGGCGATATTATTACAAAAAATAATATAAATCCCAATGGCACTATAGAGGTAATTACATTTTATAAATCGTTTACAAAACCGATTATTGATTATCATGATACGCCGGTAACAACCATTAAAGATGATGACCGCGTTATTTCATTATGGAACGCCCGGTGTTCAAAAGGTCATGCTATATTAGGTCATGTAGTATCCTTTGATAATAACGAACCACTCCCAAATGAAATATATTCGGTTCCATTAGAATATCTTAGTAATAATCGGAATGTAACAAGTGTTGCCAATTCTATACCAGACACAAAAAATAAATATAGTTTGTGGGCTAATACACATTTTTGTATTGCGAATAATGATTACAATATGCCTTCTAATCTAAAAACGGTTAATTTAGAATATTGTGAATTTGAAAAAGATATTTTAGATATTTCGAAAGAAATTATATTAACACAAACCAGTTCGCCTGAAATAGAAATGGATAATGTGACTATTAAACTTATTAAAAATTCCTTATCGCAGCGAACCGGGGTGCCCGAATATAGATTTAAAGATATTTCATTACTGGATGATAAAATACATCTCTATATAGATTCTAAACCATCGGGTAGTCGCCAAAATACTATAGATGATATAATAGAAACCCTCATGTATTTATTATCAAAGAAAAATCTATCTTTCCAAAACGATAATATTACAATTGACATATTAGATCTAAATGTCAATCATAACGAATTAAAAGATAAAATAAAGCTAAATAATGAAGACTATCTTAAGAAAGTCTGATGACAGTCTGATGACAGTCTGATGACAGTCTGATGACAGTCTGATGACAGTCTGATGACAGTCTGATGACAGTCTGATGACCCTCAAAAATAAGAATAATACAAATTTACTAAATAATATTTTATATCATAGTATCTATTTGTTACATAGTCCATAAACATATTGGATTTTTCTGTGTCGGTTTTTGTTTTTGTTTCAGTTCCCGTTCCCGTTCCTGTCGTTGTTTCGATTTCGATTTCGATTTCAGATTCGGTAATATTATTGGTAATTAATAACTGATGTAATGTAGTTAATTGTTTCTTTTCATCTAAACTATATCTATTACTATCAGTTAATATGAATAATCCATCCAAGGCTGATTCTATTAGCTTTTGGTCAACGACATTATTGAAACTATTCTCAATAATAGATACAATTACTGTAAAATCATAGGACGGTCTAAAGGTTGTCAGATACCGATTATCAATCATTAATATATTGTCATTGGTAAATATGAGTATATCATCCACATTACATTGTGCTAATATTTGTAAATTTGACATATTGTATGTATGTATGTATGTATGTAATATAATATTATTAAATATATTAGTATTCTTAAATATAAGATATTCGTATTCTTAAATATAAGATATTCGTATTATTAAATATATTAGTATTCTTAAATATAAGATATTATAGAATTTCATCAACCAATCCATATTTTAAACAAGTTTTACATCCCCAATACAGTTCTTTTTTTAGAATTTTTTCTAATTTCACATCTGTTAAATTTGTATATTTCTTATAAATTTTAATAGCAAGTTTGGAATAACGTTTAATATTTTTCATTTCATCCTGACATTCATCCATTTTTCCCAAAAATCCAGCACGGATTTGGTGTATTAACATATGCGCATTTCTATTAATATAACGTTTATGTCCCACAACAGAAATCATTGTTGCCGCAGAAGCCGCTTCACCTTCAATAATAGTATGAATAGGAACCTTTGATTGTTCGATAGTATTTATCACACAAAATGCTCCAACGATTTCACCACCAGGTGAATTCATATGTAATTTTATTGGAACGGGGTCACAGTCATTTTTAATAGAATGAATCAAACTCTCTTCAATTAATTTTTTTAAAGTCATATTTAACTTTAGGGATGATAGATTGGTGATCGTATCATAAAAATATATATGGTTATTCATCACTCGAATTAAACTCATTTCATCAACTGCGGATCCATCATCCACATCTTCTTCGTCATCCGTATCTTCATTCTTATATTTATATTTATACCGTCTACGACGTATTGATGACGGCATTATTTGTGTATTATTATTATTATTATTATATAAACACATTTCTTTAACTATTTTTCATAATCGAATTTCTCTAAGGACCCCTCGACAACCTTACAATCCATATCTGAAAGACATGTTTCAAACCACGGACGATTAATAGATGATAATTCGGACCACCCTCGTTGAAGATGAACCCCGGTCCCATCGACATTACTATAATTCTTATAGTCATATTCGGTATTTTTAGCTTCAAATTCTTCAGTAGTAGCCTTATAATTATTGGGCATCACTATATTATCGGGTATTATATCTAATATAGAATATTTTGTATAATCATTATCATTCACAGCCAATATATCGTCAGGTTTATATAAATTATAAGCAACACGTTCATTACCAGAGCTATCACCATCATTATTATTCGTATTACTACGGTATCTTTCATAATCTGGCTTTTCTATACCCATGGAGTTATTAGCATTAGCATTAGCATTAGCATTAGCATTAGCATTCATTATTTTAGTTTCGTCTGGGATTTTAATAAGCAATTCCTTTAGTTTTTCATATAGTAAATATACTATTCCCTGGATAGTTAGCATTATAATACTAATAAAATCCTTTATTTTGTCGTATATATCCATATTAATAATACCAAATATAATATTATAATATTATAATCATATGAAAGATTGGTCTTTTAAAGAAAGCTTAGAATGGAAAAGTAAATTTAGTTCATGTAATAATTCTATAAACCAATCACCTATAAATATAGATAGTGAATTGGCTATTAGTTGTAGCACATTATGTGATCTAAAAATTCATTATAAACCATCTAAATGTAGAGTTAAATTTAATAATGGATTACTATCATTACATTATGACAAGGGTTCCTATATTATTTATAAAAATGTATATTATAAATTAGATAAAATTACAGTTCATACACCCAGTATGCATACAATCGACCATGAAAAATATTCAATGGAAATATGTCTCTTTCATAATTCAGGAAATGAAACCGATGGAGGAGTGATTATTAGTTGTTTATATGAAGAAGGACCACATTATGGTGGCCCCGAGACATTTTTTAGTCAATTTATTAATGATACACCAGCATTTAATATTGATTTTGAAGATGAAATTGACGTGTCATCATTATGGAGTGCTGATATGTTATTACCCGAACAAAGGTCGTTTTATGTATATAATGGGTCAGTTCCATTCCCACCCTGTTCCGAAAACTACTATAATATTGTGATGGATACAACTAATCATATCGGTTCCACAAATTTAAATTTACTAAAAAAATATTTAAGTGGTAATGTTAGAAATATACAACCTCTAAACAACCGAAAAGTATTCTATAATTCCGGAGAAAATATAGCTCCTGTCGAACGTGATGTTACAGTTACTAATGACCGGTTCTTACGCTGTATAAAAAAACCAAAAGGACCAACAACAACAAAAAAACCAATTGAAACAACAACCGTGGCTCCCATAGATAATTCATCAGCATTTTCTAAACATACAAAACAACGTATCAAATCATCATTCGTGTTGATAACTATTCTAATGGTAATGGCAAACGCATTTTTCTTTGTGAAATATCTATTTAGAACCAGACGGGCGCAAAATGCTATATTTATGATGGTTGGTAAATCTAATTTTGGTAATTTAGATTTTCGCCCTATATGGGAAAATAAATGTGTTAATATCGTAGCAAAAAATAAGATACGGTATTCTAAACCAACCGAATATATCAGTTCGAGCTCCGGTTTATCGAGTTCGAGCACTGGTCTATCGAGTTCGAGCACTGGTCTATCGAGTTCGAGCACTGGTCTATCGAGTTCGAGCACATGATTATGTATATATTAATGAATTAATTAATACATGGTTTCCAATCCCTGTGCACTATAACTATTTAGTTGACTTTTTATAACATCAGATTGATTTGCCATGGGAACTTGGTTTGAATTAATCGAACCGAAATTATTTTCAATATCGAAAAAAGTATCCACATCACGAACCGCGATATTTACTATATCCTTTGTCATATAATTATAACCATTATCATTCTCGGTTGATACTGATAAATTTGGTTTCGTTTCTCCCTTATTAATGAGTGTTAGATTATCCGTATCATTTTCATTCGATGCTAATAAATTACCGGCATTATCGGCATTACCGGCATTATCGGCATTATCGGCATTACCGGCATTACCTGCGTTACCTGCGTTACCTGCGTTACCGGCATTATCGGCATTATCGGCATTATCGGCATTACCGGCATTACCTGCGTTACCGGCGTTATCGGCATTACCGGCATTACCGGATGCGATGTATTCGTTTGTAGTCGATAAAGTATTATCATCATTTATGGTTGCTAAATTATTATTCGCATCATCATAGTTTGCCGCCACTTGA